CACGGACGTGCTTGGTGGCGTAAGGGTGGACGGCAGCACGATAGTCTCCGTTGACGGTGTGATCAGCGCGCATGTCGGCGACGGCGCTTCCGGGAGGGTCGTGTTCCCAATCGGATACGTGGTCCAGAACACGACGGGCATCGACCCTTCCGTTGACTTCGGCGGCACGTGGAGGCAGTTGCCTTCGCTTGGCTGTTTCACGTTTGAAAGGATTGGATAGTGAAATCTGACGGTTACTCGAAGTATGTGTGCGACAAGTGCGGCAAGACCGCCTATGTCGCCGCTGGCGATACGGAGGCGCGTGAATGGTTCACCGTGCGCCGCTATTCGGCTGGCAAGGCGACCCGCATCGCGGATGATGTGGCGCCCGACATCTACGAACTGTGTTCCCAATGCAATGCGTCTTTCATGACGTTCATGCAGGAGAATGATGAATCGTTTGAAGCATGGTTGAAGGAGGTTGGACAGTGACCATCGAACTGGTTGACGGCAAGGCCGGAGTTGCACACATCTCAAGTGAGGACAAGGCGATCATCCATCAGGCCAAGTTCTCGAAGTCTGACGTGGTGTTCGACTGGGGCGACGCGTTCAAATGCTCGATGAGTTCGTCCAACAGGGCGACGGTCGGCACCGGCTGCGCGTCGATTCAAGGCTTGGACTGGCATATCACGTCGGCGGAATCGGTGACGATCTCCAACGGGTCGCAGGGCATGAAACGCAATGACATCATCTGCGCACACTACCATCGAGATTCCAAGACCGGTAATGAGAATGTGGCATTGACCGTGTTGAAGGGTTCGCCGAACGCGACGACTGCCGCTGATCCGGCCATTCCGTCAGGGAAGATATTGTCCGGCGCGGTTGACGCGTACATGCCGTTGTGGCGTATCCCATTGAATGGCATCACGGTCGGTACGCCGGTGCGCCTGTTCACGCCGAGGGGGGCTTTGTGGGATTCCGTAACTCAGACATGTCAACTGCAATGGCAGAATACGGGGTCTTTCGTCGGGGTGGCGTATGGCGCGACGAACACCATCACCGTCAAAGACGGTCTGATATTCGTCGATCTCTCGTCGTTCCGAAGCTCCGTGAACGTCGGCAACTTCACTGTCTGGATGTTTAAATCGGGCGTGAAACCCTCCAAAGCGGTCGGTTTGGGGTGCGTCGCGAATGTGGCCGGCATCGCGTACGGAAAACAGGCGACTTGGAACACGGACGGGTCGGTGACCCTCGTCGGCGGCGTCGGTTCAAACGATGTCGTCCAATGCTTCCAGAGGATTATCCCAGTGCCCGATGGCGTGACTTTCGCCTAGGCGAGCGGCACTGTGATGGCTCCTTCCACCCATCCCCAAGTCGCTCCGATGCTCATCTTCGCGGAAGAGCGCAATGCGATGACGTCCTGCGCCACCTGCACTTCGACGCCATGCAATCCGACGCTCGAATTGGACACGGCGGCGCAATGCACCTCGAAGGACGCCTCCAAACCGGCTGGGAGTGTGAGAATCGTGGATGTCTCCCATTCTTTCGCCGCGTTCCAGTCGCTACCGACTCGGATTGCGTGGAATGCGACGATCAACAGCTTGCCTACCAGCGCGGTACGATAATCCACTTTCCAATTCGGATTCGCCTTGATGAGGGTTACGGAATGCTAGAATTACGGTATCGGGTAGCAGAGTGAGCCGACGCAACCCTGATTGCTGCCAGCAGCTCCCATGTTCGCACACCGAATGGTTCCGTTCGGATTGACGACGAGCATTCTCGCCGTCTGCCCGTTGGAGACGCACACCATCGCGTTGACTTCGATTGGAGGGCGCAGTTCGGCGGGCAGCGTGTAATCGCATTGAACGGCATCCCAGCTGCCGCCGTTGCCGAACGTTCCAGCATATTTGACGAGCATCATCCTGCCAGCGCGAATGACTGTGAAACCTTTCGCATTGTACAGGGTTACGGAAAGCTATGCAGTTCGAATCCACATATTCACGTCGCCGAACTGTTTGGTGAAGAACCAGAACTTCTGACCCGCACCGTCGTTCCATCCGTAGATCCTGATGTTCGCGCCGTTTTTGCTTGTTTGCGCGTTCTCGATGTCGAACACGAGTCTGTCTTTGTCTGCGATTGCCCAATCGGTTTTCACCCACGTGCCGGGAAGCCCTACCGACTTCGGCGTCTGACCGCTGACCAGGAATACCGCCGAGCCAACCGGGTGGATCTGGTTTACGGAAAGCTATTTCACCGGCCAGCAGCCGCAGACGCGGAAATAATATCCGCTGTTCATGCTGCCGCTGATCGTGACCTTGCCGTCAGAATCGAAGGACAAGGCTCCATGCTGCCCGTTCACACCTTCCAGCAGTATCGTGCCTTCACCCTCCGGCAGGAAACCGGCATCCATCGTCTCATTCATGATCTGGCCGTTGGCATTGATGTTGGATGTGAAGGACGTGTTGCCAAAAGCGAACGCCATCATTCCGACCTTGGCGAGATGTACCGTCATGCCGTAAGGCCCATGCCAGATCTGCCGTTCAAGGGTTACGGAAAACCATTCAGGCGATGACGTAGCTGAAGCTGATGTCGATAAACGACCATATGACGTCAGCGTCGTTGAATTTGTGGGTCAGCGTGATGTTGCCGCCCGTATCAACGCAGACAATGCCCCACACGCCATTGTTGGTACCGAAGAGGCAGCGCACCGGCACCGCAGGCCTCGAATCATCCTCGACGGTACCGATTACCACGCCTTCTGCGGTTGTGCGGATTGAACCGACCTGCGCGACCCAGATCGTGACTGCCCCAAGGTTCCTGACAGCCAATACATTCATCCCACCGAACGTTTTGGACTTCAGAACATTCCTGTGTTTCGGCTGGGTTACGGAATGCTATTGCA